CCCGCGCCGGTCGAGCCGCGCGGCGACCATCGACCGCGCGCGCGCCGTCGTAAAAAAACTTAGCGGTTACTGGAGCCGGTATACCTCGACGATATCTGAGTTGATGTGTACTCCAGTACTGGCGTTCGCGGTGGTCATATCGATCTGCTCTTGCGGCGTAACGCCCGCGGTCCATGTGCTGTGATTTACCGGGATACCACCCGCGGGTCCGCCCGTCGAAGCATCGACTAGGTGATAGGTGACCGGCGTCGTCGCAGCGGTGACGTCATAGATCGTCAGCTTGTCGTAAAAGTAACAATTCGATCCACTCGCGAATGTACAACTCGGCTCGCGGTGTCCGTAGATCAGAAGGTGATACCAGTGATTCGTAGTCAGCGGATAAGTGGTAAGGTTCGCCGCCACGCCCGCAACGTCGATCCCCTTGAGCGTCTTCCATCCGGTACAGTCCTGCGGGCAATACTGGATCATGTTCGCGGATTTATTCCAGTGATTTCCCCAGCCGGAATATCCGCCCGTACTGTTGGTGTACGCTGTAGGGCTCGAGTTAATATTCAGATCGAATTCGAAATCCCACAGCGTTGTTAACGACGTAACTTCGAAGTACATGCTGCGCAGATAGCAACAGGCTTGATCGAGCGTGGTCGAGTTGCTCGCGTAGAGCGAAGGAAACAACACGTCGGCATTGCCGAAGCTCGGAGCCGTCGTCTCCGAGAACACCGCGCTCGAGGATGATGCGCAACCCGGCGCTGGTAAGCCTACAACGAGCGTGGGATCGTTGCGGTGCGGATCGCCGGTACAGATAGAATCGTCTCCCGTTCCGCCATAGGTATCCGTGATAGCTGTCGCGCTATCCGTACCGCCAGCATTTTGCCCATTGTCCGGCGCGGCGATCCCGGTGCCGGAGCTCGTCGCCGTTACTACGGCTTGAACGGCGCAGCCCGCGGCTTCCGCGCTCGTCTTAATAGCGGTCGTCGCGTAGAGCTGACCGACCGGCACCGCCGTAGTCGAAGGTTTCATCATGCGACTACTGCGACCGAGCGCGTTCGCGGTGATTACTCCGCCAGTACAGCCCGTCCCCCAGTTACCTAATTGCTTTCTCGACGGCGCGGCCGCGATACCAGTACTGCTCGCGTTCGACGAGGAAACACTAGTCAAAATGACGACCGCCGTTTTAGGTATGGTCGATCGTCCATAGCTGGTGTACTGCGCGAAGCATTGCGCCGCCGAGAGCAGAAAAAGAATCGCGCTTCTCATCGCGCACCTACATTCCAAGTCAGCGATGCTCCCGGCGTGATCGCGGCCGCGGTCGCGTTACAGACGGACCAATTAAAAGTGTCCGCGGTGACGTAGTACGAGAACCCCAGCCCTCCGCTCGATCCCCAACCGGTGACACCCGTAGTACTCGAGGTCGGAGTCGGCGGAACGATGGCCGAAGTAGTAAGTACACCGGTCATCGCGGCAGCTGTGTTAGCCGTACAAGTATTGGCGTTGATCGTAGTGGTACCGGTAGTGATCTGGATATTCGCAATGCCGCTAGTACTGCCAACTAGAGCCACTACGCCGCTCGCGTCCGGAAAAGTGATCGTTCGATTAGCGGTCGCTGCGGATGCGAACTTCGAATAAAAAGTCGTCGTAGGGTTATACAACGAGACGCTGTCTTGGTTGAGTGTAAAAATGATTCCGCCACCAGTTACGGGAGCCCCTGCGGTGCCACTTGGATAAGCTCTCCACGCCAGTACGCCGTCAGCGGGAATGCCGTAATCTAATAGCCCCGCAAATCCGTTCTGGTCGTATACCTGCTGGCTTCCGGTCCAGTGCGTGTTATAAGAAAAAGTTGTTCTGGTCGCGGTGATGTCCTGAACGTTGAAATTGCCGAGTGAAAATATCTTGTTCCCACCCAGCCCTCCGTACCCATCACTGTTAGGAGTATTCAGCATGGCGAAAACACCACCACCTACAGGCGGAAGCGTGTACGCCTGATTCCCCGACAACGCAGCGGGTGCTTGAATCTTTCCTTCAAACCCTGTGCCGGGAGAATTCGCTCCGAGCCATCCGGCCTGTTCGATACCGCCTCTGATAGGAGTCGTTCCAGCACCACCGGGACAGTACGCACCAAGAGGAGACAAGTTCCCCATGTCGTCGAAGTAAGTTTGATATCCGCCGTAGCCTCCCGGCCACTGAAATATCGCCTGCTCCGACCCGCTCGTTGATCCGCGGCAAACGTAGTAGCCATTGGCACCATTCACGAAATGCCACATCAACCTGATCCGGTTATTACCTCCGGTGCTTCCGGTAGTTACAACGATTTCGGGAGAGCGCCCACCGTCACCGATAGAAGCATTATTCGAAATCACGTAGTAGTAATACGTGGTGTTATCCGGAAGAGAACCGCCCGTGGTTGCATACGATCCGCTATCTGTTGGTGCTCCTAATCCAGCAAAGGAAATACTCGCTGTTTCCGTAAAACCATCCATCGGACCCGGCTGCAAATTCACGCCGTTCAGCGCCAGTACGTTTTGAAACGGGAAGTAGGTACCGATTGACGCCGGTCCATTGTAGGTATCGACGGTAAACAGATTGAATTTTGCCGTGGGGTCCGTCTTTCCACCAACGGGAGCACCAAGATATGCGAACACGGCTTCGGGAGCTGTAGCAGTGGTGAAATAACTTTGAAACGGACCATCAAACGCGAAGCCCAGCGGTGTCGATAGAGCGCCGCCGTGACCCACATACATGCTTCCGGGGTTGAAATTCGTGATGTGATATGCGCTGCGGCTGGTCGAGTCGTAGTAGAGGGCACCGGAGAACCCGGCTCCTCCAAAACCAAAATCCATGCCACCGCTGGTGTTCAGGTTCATCGGGTTATAGGCCCACATGTTGTTGAACATCATGTGCGTTTTCAGAGCGTAGTGATGAGGTTCCTCGATAGCATCGCCCGCCGTCCACGTAACCTTATTCGGTTCGAGAGTGATATGAGTCCCGTTGTTTGTTGGTGGCGTCGTAGAGTAATCATTCCCGTCGAGAACTTCGGCACCAGCCCAGAGGTTAAATTGAGTATTCCCATATTGCGTTGGGCTCCATGTGATACTTCCGGTCGCAGGACCGGCGTGTCCGTTTGAAGATGTTTGCGTACAGGCATAAGGTCCGTAGTTTGGTTGTTGCGCACTGACGGTATGGAGATTGGTGCAGGCTCCGTTGAATGCGGAATCGCTGGCACCTGAAAAGTAGACACCCGCACCGCTGCTAAAAATAGGGGCAACGCCATTGAAGTTGAAGGTGACGATCCCGCCAACGTTGCCCACGTTGAACACTGAAACACCAGCAAATGACGGGCTGCCTACTTGCGCTCCACCGAAACCCACCCACTGGATCGTGTTGGCGGTTGTGCTACCGATCACGTCGTAAGGGAAACGTAATAGCTGACCGTTCGGCGTCTGATCGTTGGCAACGATCTCGAGGAAAGTTCCGCAAGCTCCATTCGCCATGATCCAGCTACCCGCTTGGTGGGCATGACGGAGCGGTACGACGAGCGTGTACGGATTAGAACCCGAAACGGATGTAATCTTCGCTTGCTCGTGAAACTGACCATTAAAGCAAATCAAGTCTCCGGCAACGGGAGCTCCGGCTCCGCCAACCTTCGTGACGGCGAACGTCATCGCGGTATAACTATTACCCGCCTGAGCCGCGACAGGTGTCTGTACATCGCTGTTCAGCGTTCCCCAGAACGTTGATACCGGAACGGTGGATGAAATCGTATAGTTCCCCGGCGCAGATCCCGGCGCGGTCCCGCCGGTAAGAAATCCTGTAGCGACCGCAGCCTGAGTGCGAATGAGATAGCGACCATCACCGAGATTGGCGCAGTCTCCGGTACAGTTCGCAACGAGACTGGTTGCGCCCGTCGATCCCGTCGTTATATTGCCGGTATAGGTTTGCGCCGCTTCACCACCTTGCAACGCCATAATTTCGTGGCCTTCGTCGGATGGCGCGATCGCTCCGCCGTAGCTCCAACTGTAGAAGTAATTCGAATAGTCGCCGATGCCGCTCTTATAGCTGATGATATTGATCGGCTCAGTAATACCGGGAGAAGTAGCGTGTAGGGTCATTTGGAGACCCTTCTGAACTGACCATCCCTGCGGCCCTATCGGGGGATTCCCGAGATCAATACCGGGAGAACTAAAGAGGTCGTACAGGTTTAAACCTGTTACCGTGCCACCTACCTGAGTGCCGCTGCCGCCAAGACTCTCGCCTTGTGTCGTGTCATTGGTGAAATTTTGGAGCCAGCCATCCCGCTCCTGAAAAACGCTGCTATAAGCGGGATTCCGCGGAGCACCAGAGAGGTTATTGATATTCCCTGCGGTGAAGTTAGCCGCTGGCCCCGCCATCGTTCCGGTGAACGCGGGATTGTTAACCGGAAGCCCGCCCGCTGGACCGGTGGGCCCTGCCGGTCCCGGTGGCCCCGCTGGTCCCGGTGGCCCGGTCTGCACGATGATATTCCCTTCGAGATTCGGAACGAACAGATCGAAGTTACACGCGCCGCCCTGCGTGATGACTCCGGCCGCGGTACAGAACGGCGCAGGCGGCAGCGAGAACGTCCCCATCGGCTGCATACAGGTATAGCCGGGTCCGAGCACGCTCGCGCCGCTCACGTTATCCGTAACCGTCACCGAAAAACAAACATTCGCCGGTTTCGTCTCGCCGGAATCCGCGATCTGAATCGAAAACGCGCCATTGGTAACGAGCGTCGAGATCGGCTTCGTAATAACCTGACCGCTTCCTCCGGGTTGATAGCTGATCGGGTTTCCGTGGTTATCGACCGGCGCAAATTTGATCGTCCCGTTTACCAGCTTCGCGCCTGAACTGTCGGAGATATTCGCGCCGCTTAAAGTGACGTATCCGGGTGGCGCCTGAGCGATGAGCGATACAGCTATCCCCATAACGGCCGCGAGAGCGATTCTGGCGCGCGTCTTCATAGGTTTCCCCCGGAAAATTTGGTAATCGTCGTGGTGCCCGGCTATTGCGCCGGGAAAACGGGTTTAACGCATCGTGCTCATAGACGGCATTCGGGAACGGAGCTCGTTCTGTGCCGCGATCGCGCTCACCGCGATATGCGGCGCGGCTTCCATAATCCCGCGCTGAACCGCGGCGCGAACCGCGGCGGGATCATTCGAGCCGCGCGCGTCGATATTCCACGTATGGCTCGTCCCGAGCATCGGCGCATCGTTCGGAACTATCCGGCCGGAGCCGCTCGGGATGAAGAGCTCCGGCCCGTGCTCGCCGACGACCGCGGGCATATTCGTCTCGAGATATCCGCCGCCAGCTAAAAACGGAATCATATTCATAAGCGACCCGAGTATCGACTTACCGAAGCCGCTCGCGCCGGAGCCCGCCGAGCTCGAGTTGATCAGCCCGCCAAGAGTAGTCGAGCCCGATTTAAACGTATCCGCGCTCCGCGTCCACATCGCGTTAGCCGCGCTCGAGCCGAGCTTGCCGACGCCGGGTAACTTGAGAGCTTTCGCGATCGAGCCCTCGCCAAACTCGAGTCCCTTCCGCGCGACGCCGGTCGCGATCTGTTTTCCGGTATCGGTCCAGAGGTGGGGATTGTTCCGCGTCGTAATCGTTTTGATAATCCCTTCGTTAACGGAATTCATCGTCTCTTGGAACAATCCGCCCATAATGCCCTTGAGGTCCGTCGCCTGTCGGATCCAATCGTTAAACATCACGCTCATTTGCGCGCCGAACGTATCCTTTTCAGTTTGATACTGGAGCTCCTGCGTCGCCGCGCCGAGTTGAGCCTGTTTCTGAATTACCTCGTTCTGAAGAAACTCCGGATTCATCGTCGCCGTATAGGACTGCGGCGAAAGAGACCGGACCGCGGCCTGTTTCGCATAGAGCTCGTCGAGCTCGGCGCGGAGCTTCGCGACGGCGTTCATCTGGCGAATCGTCGCGGTCGCGCTCTTATCGAGGAGCCCTGACTCGACTCCTTCCGCGACGTTCAACTCGGCTTGAGCCGCGGCGATCGAGCGAAGCAGTTCCGGCCGGTCATGTAGCGCCGCTTGGCGCGCGCTCTCCGCGCCGCTCGCCGGGATGCGAAATACATCCGGCACCTCGCCGAAATCAAACCGCTCCGGCTTGGTCTTCTCGAGCTGCTCGATCATTACCGTCCACTTTTTGAGTTGCTCCGCGTCCTGTTTCAAAATCTCCTGATTAAGCGGAGCGATCCGGCGCGCGATCAGATCGTTGATCGGATCGCCGAGATTCGACCCGGCCATATATCGTTTCTGCCAGAAGCTCCGCTCTTCCTCGAGCGTCATAGAGTGGAGCATCTTCTCTTGCGCGAGCTCATCTTCCATCGCGCGCAGACGATCCGCGGTAAGCCGCTTCAGAGCTTCGTTCGCGTCGCGCGCCGCCTCGAGTTGGTCTTTCGTTTTTCCGAGCGCGCGCGCCGTCGCCGTTCCGCTCAGGTAATCTGATTGGACTCCAAAAAAGTCCATCATTCCGGCAGACGCAGCGATGCGTCCCGTCATATCTTGGCTATTAAAGCCGCTGATCAAATCCTGCGCGACCGGTATCCCCTGCGCGTGCTTCCACTGCGCATCCTGCGCCGTTCGCGCACTTTTATATACCGCAGACGCAAACTTCGATCCCTCTTCATAAAGCGTCTGGAGATCGCGATCGAGCTTGTCTTGTGCTTTTTTAACGTCATCCGGATTCGTGCCGGCCGCGCGAATCGATTCGACTCCGGCGACGCGCGTCTCTGTAATCTTTGAGGCGAGATCATCCCACTTCGCTTTGATATCGTCGGTATCGGCCGAACCGAAAAGTTGCTTCATCAGCGATGGCCGATTAACGTTCAACTGCTCAGTTAATTTTTTCGTGTCTTCGTCGATCTTCTTGCCGAGCTCGTCGGCGGAGAGAATCGCTTCATCGAGCGCGAGCTTTAATCCGTTCTGAGGTTTCCCGCCGAGCTTCGCGATCGTCTCCGCGAGTTTGTCATTCGAGACCTGAAGCTGATCGTTTGTAATGTGAAGCCCGCTCGAGAGGTTTCGCCATGCCTCTTCGTTTTTCTTCGCCGCCTCTTCCGTCTTTTTGACAAACTCGGCGACTTTCTTTCCGGCTTCGAAGAGCGCGACGCCGATCGCGATGATAGCCACGCCGGTAAACGCGGCCGACATTGCGCTCGCGACGCCGGGAAGCTCCGCGAGGAATGAGCGAACGTGACGCGGTAGACGGATACCGATCTCTTCACCAAGTAAAGCGATCGAGCCGCGCGCTTCCGTCATCTCCTTGCGCATCGACTGACCGAGACCCGGCGCGCTCTTTTTCAAGCTGTCGAGTTGGCGTTGCGCCTTATCGAGCGCGCTCGACCACGACGTACCATCGGCGGCGAGAATGACTTTTACTTCGCCAGCATTTTCCGCCATGATTACCCTTTCGCCGCTTTCTCAATCCCTGCTCTAAGCGATACGACGAACGCCGCGACCGCTGCGGCGCGCGCCGACTCGTATCCCGGCCGAATGAACGGGTACGCCGGAACGTTTGCGCGGTTCAGCACCTTACCGGGTCCGCGGACGTTCCCGCCGCGATCGATCTTGCTGTACCCGCCGCGCACCAGCCGGTGACCGTACTCGACCCACCGCGCAACGTGGCGCGTATAACGACCCGGTTCGATGATCGCCGCGGGAAGCCCCTGCGGGTCGAATCCGAAGCGGAGCTCGATATCGCGCCGCAACGCGCCGGGTGTGAGCGCGTCGCCGTGTGGTAAATCCGGCCGCTCCGGAGCTCGCTCCGCGATCGCGAGCCGGAATACTTTGCCGCCATCAAGAAGAGCTTTTTTTAAAATCCGGCGTCCGGTCGTCGTCTTGAGCTCTGTTAATTTCTGGTCGAGCTCCTTCAGCCCCACGATCGTCGAAGTGAATTCGTCCATTCGGCTCCTCTTTCTTCGCTATCTCCATCCCTGCGAACATCGCTCGGATTCCGTCGGCGACCATCGCGCGCCGCTTGGCCGTCATACGCTTCGCCGGGATCGGCTTCGCGCTCTCTTCCGGTGGGAGAACATCGCTCAACTTGATGCGCTCTTTCGGTCCGCGCATACTGAAGTTGATAATGTCGAGCCTGAGGAGCGACACCATCGTATGAACTTCGCGTTCACCTATACGCCATTGCTTCCGGAGCTCGCCGAAGAGCCGCGGCGTAAGCGCGAAGAATTCCTCTTTCGTGAGCCCGAGCCTAATCCGCGCGAAAGCGTACTCCTCCGCCCAAGTCGGCTCGCGATCTAAGCGGCGCTTTCGGCGGCCGCGATAGGGTGCGCCGTATTCTCCGGATCGGCCGTTGACGCAGCCCATGCGCTCTCGATCGCCGTTACGACCCGGAATACGTCGCCGAGCCCGAGTACGGCGCGCGCTTCCTCGAATGAGAGCTCCGGGTGAAACGTACGCAGCGAAGCGCCGAACATGATCCGCGTATTCTCGAGGTTCAACTCACTGAGCGATACCAAGAGGTTGACGCGCTCCGGCCGCTTCGCGCGAATGTATTCAGCATTAATCGCCGTCTCCGCTTCCGCTAACGCGCCGAGATCGAAACAAAGATTGTATTCTTTACCGCCGATCGTAATCGGCGTCCGTGGGAGTGTCGCGTCGGCGGCACTGCCCGCAATATTTCGCCTCATAGAAAAACTCCTCTAACAAATCGAGCCGCTCGACCGGGTTTTACCAGCCAGGTCAAAGGCGATCGAGCGGCTCCCAAGTACAACCCTTTTTTCGGAGCGAATATCACGCGCGGCTATTTACGAGCCGGGTGTCACTGTCACCGGTCCGCTCGTCAGAAGATTCAAGGTAAATTCGATCTTCGCTGTCGGCTGTACCTTGAACGTAGAGCCCTTCACAAACGCGCTAAATGAGTATTTGTCTCCCGCCGTAGTTTGCAACGCTGTCTTCGGAAGCGTCATCGTAAACGGCGTAAGCGTCCCGCCCTGATACGCCGCTTCCGCTGCTGACTGACCAGCATCAGAACCGACTCGATTTCCGGTAATGCTAAACGTCGCCGCTTTCCGAATTGTGACGAGTTGCTCTTCGTCTGAGCCGGAATCAAAGTTAGTGGTATCGACTACATCCCATTCTGGTCGATTGAATGGAACGTCGGACACTTCTCCGATCGGCGTCGGCGTCGAACCGATCGCCAGTACGGAGCCGCGTCCAGCCTGCGCTTTGCTGCCTGAATACACCATCGGTGTTGCTGTTCCCTTGTCAGCCATTGTTATCGCTCCTTGTGTTTGTTACGGGGTGGTATAGAGGATGTAAAACTCCGTCATCATGCGAAAAATCCGATCTTCTCCCGGCTCGAAATCTGACGCCGCATTGACGAGCCGGGTCGATAAGACCGTCGATCCGTCGGCGAGTAATCCGCGCCAGTTCGCGACCGCGGCGATTACCGCATCGCGGATCTGAGCGGCGACGAGCCCGGTCTCCGCGAACGCGTTAAACTCCGCGCGTTGCTCGATCGTTCCCATCGTCTCGAGCGTCGGATCAGATGGACCGCCGAAGAGTTTGTATGTCACGCATGGATACGCGCACTCCGGAGCTTGGATCAGATAAATTCCGTTGCCGACGAGCGCAGCGAGCCCGGTATCGGCGGCGAGCATCGAATAGAGACCGGGCTCGAGCATTTACGGACACCCTCCGCCTCCACCGCTGTCGATCTCGAGACAGTAGAGGAGTAAAACGAAATCGCGCTCTTTCACGTTCTCGACGTACTGAATCCGGAAGTGACGCGAGCGATACGCGACGCGATAGTTCGACCGAATCGGTACGGCTTTCGGAAAACGAATTTTGACGATATGCGAGATCTGAGAAACCAGTTGACCGGGCTGAGAAAACTCGCGGCCGGTTGGTGTGAAGATCGCCGCCCAAGTAGAGAGAACGGTCTCCCATGTAGTCGGAGTTACGGAACCGCCGAGCGCGTCGGTCGAGCCGGTTCCCGCTTCGATCGTGATGAAGTTATGAAGCTCCGCGGGATCGATCACGAGAAAATCGGGATCGATAAAAATCGGTGGACGGCCGGGCATTAGAGCCTCGCATCCTTGTACGGCATAAGCGCGTCTTTGATGCCGTCCATTATTTTTTCGATGTTGATCCGCTTCTCGTAACGCGTCGCTGCGAGCTCCAGAATTGCGTTCTGAACCGAGCTCGGGATCGTACCGAAATTCGTGAACCCTGAAGGAATATCCGCACCGGCTGGCTTCGCGAGCGTCGCTTGGCCGTTCGAATCCACGGAGAGAATCGTCGTCAGGAGGTCCGACGTGCCATCGGCTCCCTTCGGGATGATGATCGGCGTACCGATATCGCGCTTCATAAACGGGAACGTTGACGTCACGACCGCGGAGCCGTTCGCCATCGAGAACGGGATCAGGCCAGCCCACCCCGCGAGATAGTCGATCGTGATCGCGCTAATTTGAACGCGCGCGACGGGCCACATCTGCCCGCTTTGAGCATCCGGCGTAAGCCGCGCCGGTTGAGAATCGAGATCGGAGATATACGTCACGCCATCGACCAGCGTTTGTGTTCCGCCCGTCGGATCGATGTAAGTAAAATTGGTGACCTTGCGCGCGCTCGGCCACGGAAGCATGATGGCGTAACGGATACCGACGAGAACCGCATTCGAACCGGCGACGAATGGCGATGCGACTTTTCGACCGGCTAACTTCTGATCGATATAGCCGGGGAAAAAATCCATCGTGAGCCGCTTGGTCTGGAATACGAACGCGCGCTCACAGAACGCCTCGCACCACTCGCGCGCACCCGTCACCAGCCTTTGAAGCGACACCCGATCTTCATTCGGATCGATATGCGAATAGCTGATCAGGTCATCGACGGTGACCGGTTCCGTAGTCGGCGGAACGATAGTCAGAAATGCCATTGCTTCCCTTCCTCGACTACGCGCGCGCTGGCGGCTTCTTATGCGTCGTCTGGGTCGTCGGCTCCGAACGTCTCGCCGAGTGCTCCGCGTGGATCTCGTGAGTCGGCTCCGATTGCGGCTCGTGATGAGTCGGCGCGCCGTGGTGAGGTGGCTTCTCCTCTTCCGGCTTCTCCTCTGGTTGCGGAATATCCGGCGCGGCTTCGGCGATCCCCGAAGCGAGCCAGTGACCCGCAAGCGCGTCGTCGATCTCGACGAGCTCGCCGGGTCGAAAGCTAAACTCCGGCAGTGAATACATCTCTTCGGCGTGACCGGCGATCGGCGTTCTAATAACGATCTTCATTGGTTTTTCTCCATAGGAACGTAAGCGCGCGCGCCGGATTTATCACCCGGCTTCGCGCGCGGTTTACTGCGTTTGTTTTATGTCGCGGAGTTCTGAAAGACTCCGATCGGGTGCGTGCCGGCGTCGATCAGATTTCCATCGAAGCGGCAGAACCCAAGGAAGCCCACCTGAAGGTAATCGGCATAACGTTCGACGAGCCGCAGGATCGTGATCCCTCCCGCGACACGGCGGAGTTTATAGAGCGAGAGATCGCCGAACAGAAGCGCGTACGCGCTCGCCGCCATCACCGGCATATCGTTATTGATCACGTACGGCTTATCCAAGATGGTTTCCGGGTATGGTTGGCCGAAGCCCGCCGTGAGTCCCGGTTGCCATAGCGGACGACCCGCGGTATCAACGAGCTTCCGGAGCACCTTGAGCGTGTTGTCATGGAACATGAATTTCGCCGACGGCCGCGCGCGATACGCCGGATCGACGAGGTGCATCAGATCGACCAGACTCGGATAGGTAATCGAGGTTGACGAGCCCACCGCGCCCTGTATCGTATTCCCGGCCGCGACCGCTGCCGTCTGGATACCCATCGGTGCGGTCGTACCGACTCCGACCGTGCATTGCTGATTCATCAAACGACCGAGACGCGTCCCGAGCGCGCGCGCCAAGAACGAATCCATATCGAAATACGAATCCTGAATCAGTTGAATCGGAACCAGAACCGAGTCCGATGTACCGGTAAACGCGTTAAACGTCACTTGCCCGAACACGAGATCGGTCTCGGTGAGTTGCGTATTGATCGCGAGCATCCGGCCCCGGTTCGTCGTATCGTTCACTGTCGGCCAAGGAAGCGGCGCGCCGGTATCCGTGTCGAACGTATCCACCTCTCCGATAATCCCGCCGAAGAATTTCAGTGCTTCCTCGAGCTTGTCGGAAAAGCCTTGCGGGATCAGGTAACCGCCACCGGAGCCGGTAACCGTCTGCGCGTTGTTGATATCGCCGACGAATCGACTTTGCATTAATTCCTGCTCGTCGCTTGTCAGGCCCGTCATACCCTTCCGGAGCCACTTCCCGAATGCTTTTCCGTGCGGCGTGTTATCGACGATCTTCGACTGGCGTCTCCCGCCCGTATTCCGATCGCGACCGGCATCCGCGAAGGCGGGAATGATTTCGAGCTCGCTCACTTTTCCGAGAGAGGTCTCGATCTCGACCATCTGCTCCTCGACTTTGATCGATGCTTCGTTGAGGTTGTAATCCGTGAGCATGTTATCCCAGCGGGTACGCTCCTCTGTGCTCAGACCGCGGCTTTCCTTCTTGGCCGCGTCCACGATAGCGCGCATCTGTGTTGCGATGCGCTGCTGCTTCTCACGCAATTCCTTTGCGTAGGCCATTGATAGTGCTCCTTCGTGTGAGTTGCTTTCGCAGAACGCGAGCCCGCCGGAGCCCGAGCTCCGGTTGCGTCGCACACGTTTCCTCGTCGGCCCGCGGCGAGCCGGTTGTACGAGGATTGGTTTTTTGAACTGTGGCGCGCGGGTTTTGGTCGAGTTCTCTTCGTGTCCGACAAGGGGGTATCGGAACGCGATACCGATCAAAACCCGCGTACAAACTTTAGGCAGTTTTTTTCTTAATTCCCTTCGACCGTCGCAGGACGCGTATCTCAAACATCCCGGCGAGATCAGGCTCCTGATCCATTAATAAGCGCGCATAGCGGCTCCTGAAATCGTTGTTCAATTTGAACGGCTCGTCGCTTTCAACCTGTACTGCCATCTGAAAGCGCAACGCTCCGAATAGAACATCGATCGACCATTTTCTCTTGCCTCTTCGCGTCGCTTGTCGCGCCAGAATAACCAGAGCGGCGTAGATATGCGGATTATCTGCGTGAAACTTCAGGAACCTTTTTTGAATATGATCGTCTGCCTCATCCTGGCCCTCGATAATCACCGGGCTCGTCGGCCGTTCATCGATCGGGACCGGTTGCCATTTTCGCGACTTGCGCCGTTTCGCCCCGTCGTCGAAAAGACTGAGCTGATCATCGTCGTTCATATCAACGGAGGTTCATCTCGACGAGCTCGAGCTCGGCTTCGAAGATCGAAAGATCGGCCGGAACTTTCACTTTGTCCATCAAATTATTTGCGCAATTACACGCGTCGGCGCCACAGTCCTCCGACTCGCAACCGCCGCAATTACAATCCATGCAATCGCCGTTCGCGCACGAGTCACACGGACAACCGCACGCCTGATTTCTTAGAACCTCGGGAACGGTCTTCAACCGCGAAAGCGATTTGAAGCTCCGCGCTAGCGCCATCGCTTCGGCCGCGGCCGGGTCGCCTTCATTACCGACGATCGCCGTCGCTAGTCCCTTATCGAAACACTCCTGTGCGCCGAGCCAACTCTCGGCGTCCATCATCGCTTTAACATCCTCCGCGGAGAGCTTCGCGCGATCGATATACGTCTGGGCGACGGCCAGCGATACCTTATCGAGCGTATCCGCCATCTTCCGCATATCTTCGGCGTAGCCGACGCAACTCGACCACGCGTTATGGATCATCATCATCGCGTTCGATCCCATCATGCGCACATCTCCGGCCATCGCGACGATACTCGCCGCGGACGCCGCGATTCCGTCCACGTAAACGTCGATCGGCTTCCCTTGCGCGCGCAATAGATTGAAGACCGCTACACCTTCGAACGCGTCGCCACCCGGTGAATTAATCCGGACCGCGATTCGGTTAAATACTCCTGCGCTATCGATCCGTTCTTTGACGCTCTTCGCGGTCACGCCGCCACCGCTCCACCAGTTTTCGCCGATCTCTTCGTACACGAGGAGCTCGAGCGTACCGTCGGTTTGAACCGCGGCGCGAAAGAATGGCTTCAGGCGATTGTGTTTCATCTCGGTCTCCTTTATCCGATCAACGCTTTATAAAGCGCGGCGTACGCTTCGTCTGTAATCGCGACCGCGATCGTCGCGAGGAGATTCCCTTCGTATTTCACTTTCAGGCTGGCGATTAAGTCGTGAGTAATCCGCGTCGCTTCGGTCTCGGCGCGATCTTTCATTTCCTCATCCGGGGTGAAATACATCGCCATCGTCGCCTCTGCCATCGAAGCCACGACCGGCTGAAGTGCCTTATACGCGAAAGCGTCATCAAACTTCGTCCGGTTCGCGATCCTTCCCAGAGCATCACGGAAGAGTCGCCGGTAAGCCTTGACGACCCGCGCGCCGCGGCTGTCCGTAATCACGTTTTCACCTTCGCTCTCTGCTCCGTCTCCGGCTCCGTTCGCTTCGCCGCCCGCGTTCGACTCTTGCGCGACTTGCGTCAGGGGAACCATATTCAGCGGTACCAGACGAACGTCGCCGCCCTCATCGACGGGGATCGGATTCAATCGAAGCTGGCGCATCGCATCGTTCGCGTGGAAAATTCCCGCGTTCCGAAGCGATACGATCCCGTTCACCTGAGACTGATAATCGCCGCGTTGAAACGCATTGAAATCATGCTCCACGAAGTAGGGCTCCGAGAGGAGCTTTCGATTGATCTCCTGCTCGATCCGGACGGCCCACATCCGGAGACAGGTCCGGATGTAGTCGAGCGATTGATGTTCGATGTTGTTGTTCGTCGCGCGCTGGAGCGATTGCAGAAGGTGCATCGGCATCCGGTAAAGCGCGGCGACTTCCTCGCGTTGGAAATTCCGCGTCTCGAGGAATTGAGCATCATTCGGATTAATCGTCGTCTGCTCCCACTTCATGCCTTCCTCGAGCACGAGCGGCCGGAGCGCGTTTTCTCCCGAAATGATTTCCCGAATCGACTTTTTCAGATTCTCAAATGCTTCGGTTCCGAGCGTACCCGGATGAGAGAGAACACCGGAAGCCTTGGCGCCGTTCCCGAAAAACTGAGCGCCGAATCTCTCCGCGGCGAGCCCGATCCCGAATGCATTTTTACAAGTCTGAATCGGCGACATGCCCACATAGCCGTCATAACTCAGACCGGAGATATGGAGAATATTTTCCGGGTCGATATAGCTCGGCAACTGGTCAGGCGTCGCCGTCGTCGCATACATCAACTTTCTCTGTTGGAGCGCGCTCGGCGTCGCGCTCGCTGCCTGTTGCGGCTTCGCCGGGATCAGAACCGGGCTCGTACACTCAGACGGCAGCGGCAGGAGCTCCACCACGCGCGCCGCGTTGTCGCGCCGGATGTAGCTGTACGAATTTCCCCACCCGAGCACCGCGGCCAGCATCGAGCCGCGATAAACCATACTCGTCATATTGCGGTTCGGCGTCGTCTGAATGATCGGGTACATCCGGTGTTCGGTCGCTTCGCGTATCGACCCGTCAGGCATACGCTGGAGAACCGGAAGCGGTAAGCCGGAAAGATCGGCGGCGATATTGTTAATACACGCGTATGCGGTCGTCATCCGCATCGCTTGTTTCTCGTTGACGTTTATCCCGGCGTCTGACTTCCCGATTCCGAGCGATTCCATCAGCGCGGACATAGGCAGAAGCGGCTGCGCTGGATCTTCCAGCGTGTAGTTATAAATTCCGATTGCCCGCGTCAGGACGCCCATCAGAGTCTGCCTTTCCGGAGCTCCGTATTTCGCCGCGTTAGAGCGATCGATCGAACGCAAGCGAGGAAGAATACGCCGAGCACGATCGACGCTGCCGCGCGGCTCCACGCTGCAATGCCGGCCACGATAAAAACGACGCCGAGAACAAGAAACACATCTTCGAGATCGATCGACTTCAGGAAGCTCCGCGCTTTCGAGATCGGCGGCGACGGCGGCGCGCTGCTCGAAATTTGCGTTACATTCGTCACGCTTCGACGAGCTCCTCGACGACGACCGGCTCCGGATCGACCTGTAAGACCATCCCGTAATTGTTCGGCCCGTCAGGGATCACTAGACCCGGCCGGAGCCGGAGCTCGTTCCGCTTAAACGGGCTGTAATCGACCTGATGCTGCCACCTTCCCCACTTCCAAGTAATCGTGGCTACGTCCGGATGTTGCTCCTGAAGCGATTGGGCCATCTTCAAGCGCCCATCGCCTTTGTAGAGCTCGTCCGTATTACCGCCTTTCATCGTCATCGTCGGCCGCTTCATCGCCAGAAACGCGCTGAAGAGAATCGTGCAATGGCCGTCTTTCAGAACGCGGAGCGATAAATCGGTGTCCTCGTTGTAGCGGCCGCGCCAGCGGTACGGGATATCGTTCCGGATCAAAATGCACGAGTAGATACGCCGGTTTTTTTGAAACGGCGGCATCTTGGTTTTTCGCGCCGCGAACATGAAGTAATGAAACCCGGCGATCGCGACGTTCTCGAATCGATCGACGAAATCCTCCGCGGCTTTGAAGATCGTTCCGCTCGCGACCGGCGTTTTTAGATTCCGGTGGAGCCGGTAGAACCCGTCTATGTTGTCGTCGAGAATCCAATGCCGATACGCGCCGCTCGCGGCCGCGTGCTCCCAAACCCAATTCCGCGCCGGGATCGAACCGAGTCCGAGATTCGAGAACGGCAGCGTGAGAATTTTCGACGGGTCGATCACCGCGGCGTACTGCTCGACTTCTTGCGGCTCGACGACGATCCGGTACGGCATCCTCATGCGCTCGAGCGCGCGCGCCGTCGGCCGCGATTCCCAACGGCCCTTCGAGATGATGTAAACCGGATAGCTCGGATTCATTCCATCACTTCTATGTCGTCGTCAAGTTCCTTCGGGAGCTCGTCGATATACCGCTTGTTCGCGATTCGGCCGATCTCTGCCTCGGGATACCAGATCGAGCGAGTGTTCATCGTCAGTGGTTGATCGACGAGCTTCGCGAACGCTTCCATGTCTTCGCGCGTCTCGAAGTGGACATAAATCGTTTTAACCGGCGTCAGGTCTTCCTGAATGAATTCCGGCATTCCCTTCCAGAATTCCTGCCACCATTCGCCTTTATCGAAAAGCGAGACTTGCTTATCCGGAATCGGTGTCGGATCATCAACCGGATCGCGCGGTTTTATCTCTTCGATCGTCTCCTCGTCGAACGATCGCGCCGCGGCTTCGAATAGCGAAAGTTGCATCAGACCATCAGTAGCCCGCGCTGGGTGTAGATCGAGACTTTCGTCTTGTTCACGATCGCGCGATTCATCGCGTTGAAGAGAGCCGACGCCGGATCGATTTTGGCGATTCCGTTTTTCTCTTTCCGCGGAAAAATGTTGTCGTTGAAATCGGCGCGAGCGATGACGCAACCGATCGCCCAAGTGAGAACCGGATCACCGTTGTGATGGAAGCGCCGCGACAAGACCGCGGCTTCGACTTCCTTCATCGACTCGGAAAGATACTGCGTCGTTTGAGGAATCGAAATCACCGCGTCGTCGCCGAGCTTCCGCGCGAGCTCCTGTTGCATCTGGAGCGCGGACCACGGATCGAACGCGACGCAGCGGCGATCATAGACGCCGTGCTCTTTCTCGATCTCTTCCTGAATTAACCCGAGTTGGATCTCCGGACCTGGCACTCCGACGAGCGCGCCGTCGGCGATCCACCTCTCGTAATGTTCGTGCTCGCCATCCTGCGCGCGATCGAGCGGAACGTAATGGCGCCCAAACGCGTAGTAGTGGAGCGCGCCGTTTTCGGATCGCGTAAAGACTTTACAGCGCGAAGCAAGATCGGTCTTCGCGGCGAGATCGACACCCTCGTAACAGATCTGTTTTTTGAAGCTCTCGAGGTTTAACGCGGGATCACTGCACGCGTCCCACGCCGCCATGTTCATCCATCCCGTCGCGGCGTTCACCCACACGTCGAGATGTTTCGTTTTGAACACGTTCTGTTTGTGGCTCGACTGGATCGCGCCGCTCTGGGCTTCTTTTAGAAAGCTCGCGGAGACGGATACGCCAAAATTGGGATTTGCTTTTCGGAGAGCAGATTCGGACTTCCAATCATCCTCCTTGTCGATCGTGTAGAGAATTCCGAATCGACGCTCGTTCTCGATCCGGCCCTCGAGTAAAAGCTCCATCTCGCGCTGGAGCGTGTGACACGGTCCCTCGACGCTAGAGCCCGCGGTACTGATCACAAACAAGAGCGGCTGATCGCGAGCTCCCATTCCGGTTTGCATCGTATCGACGAGCGCGCTCGTCGGATGTTCGTGATACTCGTCGATGAGCGCGCACGACGGCGAGCTCCCGTCCCCCGGATCGCCGACGAGCGGCTGGAACCGGCTCCCATCATCCTCGATGTAGAGACTCTTCACCGCCGCTTTGACGCCGAAGTATTGCGCGAGTCCCGGCGTCTTGCGTACCATCTGCCACGCCGAGCGAAAGACTTCCATCGCCTGTCGCTCCGTCGTCGCGCCGCTGTAAACCTCCGCGCCGTACTCGCCATCCATACAGAGCATATAAAGACCGATGCCGGCCGCGAGTGTCGACTTTCCATTTTTCCGCGGAACGATGACGATCACTTCGCGGAAGCGCCGGAGCCCGGTCCGCTTTTCGATCCAACCGAAGATATTCGCGACGATGAAAACCTGCCACGGTCCGAGCGCGATCCGATCTGTGCCGCCGATCGGCGCGCGCGCCCACGCGCCGCGTACGTGCGGGAGCTCCTCGATAAAGCGGCAGGCTTTCCCGGCTTCGCGCGCGTCGAATCGATACGCGAAAGAGTCGGAATTCGCGCGCTCGAGGTCGTCGAGAAACCGCTTGCACGCCAGCCTCACCCACTTACAAGCGATCTCCGAACCACTCGCCACCCTCTCTGCATATTCGCGCGCGGTCCGCGCGTGGCGCATATTACGCTCTTCGCTTCCCTCCGGCTTCCCGCGCGAGCCCTGCGAGCCCGTCGTCGGGAGCGTGGATTCCTGCGTTGGGGCTCGCATTCGTTTTCCCTCTTGTAACGCGCGTGATAGCGAGATCGGACCGCAATTTACTTTCCGTGTCGCAGAGCCCTTTCAGTACCTTAGCTCCGGCACCGGCCGAAGTTACCGCGCGGATTTCAACTTTGATATAGCAGAGCGATTCGACCGTTCCGCGACAGCACCACGGAATGTCCGGGTCTTCCGTCTTAATCTCTTCCCACATCTCGCGCCATTTTTTAGCGCGTATCCAACCGAGCTCCGGCTCCGGAATCATCCAGTGCTTCGGCGGCGCGCCGATACCACGCGGCGATTTCAATTCGTTTTGTCGCGCTCTCCGGCGCGCCGGATTATGCGTAAAGCCTCCGTTGATCTCGAGAACTTCGGTCGGCGTTGGTGGTCTTCCCCTGAGTGGCATCGGAATTCTCCGGCAGTATGATCGGCAGGAGCTCCAGAACGCAACGCTGTGCGCGCCTGCCGCAGCAGTTTGCGCACGGAATTAGACGCCGGTCAGGATCGCCGCCGTTTTAGAGCTCAATTCAGCAATTTGCTATTTTCGGGGATACGTTTTTCCGCTTGATCTGTCGGTTCGCGTCGGCCGGTCTTGGAGCATTTTGACCACCCCCAGGTCGATCAATTTATTCGCCGCGCGCAGTTCGGACACTATGACAAGAGTGGCAGAGAGCCATGCAGTTTGATTCGACGAGCTTCAACTCTGGATACTCGGCGACTTTCTTCTTGTGATGAACTTCCTCCGCCAGCCGTCGGCAATCCTCGCAGAACGGATGACGTTTAAGAAACCACCCGCGAAACCGTTCCCAGTTCGAATCGTAGCCACGCTTGCGCGACGAGCCGCGCCATTGATCATGCCGCGCGTTCCGACGCGCTTCGGCCGCGCGCTTGTGAGCGTCACAATATCCGTGGAGTACGAGCTCGGAACATCCCGGCTGGCCGCACGGCTTTTTGATTGCCATGAATCGGAATCCTCGAGATCAACGGCGGCGCGACCCGCGGGTATATACGCGGCGCGCGATCGCCGAAGACCGGCGCGGCGTTCGTACCATCGTTGTTGTCGATTCGTGAAGCTGGCTCCGGCCACTGTTTAACTTTCTCGATTGCTTTCTCAATGTCATCCTCCGGTGGCGGCCGACGGCCACCCGGCCGTAGCGGTTGACTCATTCGTAATGCTTCATTAAGTCGGATCGTTCTCGACTCGCCACATAACCCGGCGTTCATTTTCGATTCGCTCGCGTGAATGTAGCTCTTCGAGAGCTCGCCTTCCGGCATATCATCCTCGAGCTTGTAATTCATTCTCATTTGAAAATAAATTCCGTATTGATCCTCGTACACGTCGGCGACGCCGCGCTCGACGAGCCCTAAGCCTTGCTCGGTTGTGATCATGCGATGAACGGCCCAACCTTGCGAAGTGTCGGCCGCATACAGGTATACAAATCCGTCATAAATTCGACGCCGCGCGCGTGATTCACCCATTGTTTGTAATCGCAGCGGCCAACGCGAAGACGCAGGTATTCATTCAACTCAAAGAGTCGATCGCGGGAATTCTTTTTGAGGTGAGATATAACCGGAAACTTTAAATCGGCACGGGAGTGCCAACTCCTAAACTACTGCCCACTGTCGTAGTGCTCGCCGATGCTTGTCGGAGACGGGTCCGGACTTTGCTCTGTAGCTGTCAACCTCGATAGCTCCAGACTTGCTCCGTTCCGTTCACCAATTTAGATCAGACGTTTTTCGCTTTTCCAGTATTTTCCAAAAATAAGTTGGATTGTTCTGCCGCCAGCGTTGGCGTTTTAGCGTCTCGTGGCTTCGTTTCGTAGCAGGGAATACAGTATTGGCGACGACCGTCGGCGATCCGCCAAGGAGTTATCTTGCCGCAGCTATTACACCAAATCGCCGCCTGTACAGTATTTTTCGTATAGTGTTGCGGACTCATCTTTTTTCCTTAAATCGCGCCTCGAGCATCTCCGCTCCCATCACTGCGGCCGGAGCGATAGTCACGGCTTCGCCGCCGATCGTCCGCGGCTCCGGGTGTGTCATCTTATCGCGGATCAGTTGCATCTGGCGTTTCGTCATTTCGCGAAATTGGAGATCGTAAATCATTTTTCGCGATATTCCAAACTTCATCGAGAGCTCGCCGATCGAGAGCGTTTTCGCCTCGAGCTCTGCGAGAATCGAAGCGCGTAGATCGCGTGTCAGTCGTAGCCGGTTGATCTGCGAGCTTGGCGGCACCCACGGCATATCGCGCCTTGGCGGTATCGCCATTCTGTATGCGAGCTCACGATCGGCTCGCGTCGGAGCCGGAATCGTACAGAGATCATCGATATCGAAGTCGATCCGGCGCGGAAAGCTACGCGCCGCGGTTATGAAGTAACACGGCTCACCATCGGCACAGCGTAGACAGAGCGGAACGTCTTCGATCCGTGTTTGAGCTTGACAACGGTGACCGGCTTTCCGGCATTGAGCGCATTCGATACCTGCAAATTTTCCAAGTGCCATTTCGCGATTATCGATCCGATCGGCTGTGAACAATCTAGGCTGATAGTTTTTTCTCTCGCGTCGCGGCGACGCGCGGGCCTTTTTTCCGAATCAGCGCGACGTGAGCAGCGCCGAGAACATCGCCGATAAAATGCTCCGCGTTGGCGCGTACGAGCCGCTCATGTTCCGCGGTGTTATCGTGCGGATCGCTCGATGCGATTAAAAGCCGCTGGAGATGGCCGCTCGTTGTCTTGCGGATCAGAATCGCGGCTCGTTGTGCGAGCGTCGGAGCGTCGCGCGCGTCGATAATCGCGAGCTCCGGATTTTCGACTTCGGCGAGTTGTTTCGTAAGCTCCGGAATCGTGGTAGCGAAAAACATACGCGCGCGCGGTAGAACGACGCCCAACATATAGCGAAACTCCGGCCGAACGCTAACGACAATAACATTCCTTCTTTGCATGGCTGGTATTCCCTTCACTTTGCTTTCGAGGAGCTCTATCCGTTTTCGAAAGTGAGCCCGGTATACGCGCATCCCGGCCGCGTGACATTCACTACAATCCCGCTGACCCGGTCGCCGCGGCCGTCCGCATTTACATTCCGTCGAGATCGGCCGGTATGCCATCGCTCACCTTCCGGGTTGTTCTACGCGGAACATTTTCGTTCCACGTGGATCACGTTTATCTGGTCGCGAAATCCCACGGCCAGCTTGTCGGCGCGCGCCAGTATCCTTCGGCGAAAAAACGAACCGCACCCCATTTGAATCGCAACTGGTCGCCGGTCTCCGCGTATCGCTTCCACGCCGCGATCATCGCGAGAGCCGCTGACGCTGGCTCGGTCCCTTTGTCGGCTTCCTGCTCGAGTTGAGATCGCACGATCGGCCTGAGTCGTTTTGAAGTAAAGCCGCACGCTTGCATTACAGCTTCCAGCCCGCGTTCGCAGCCGAGCTCTTGCTCTTGCGATCTCGGCGCGGCTGAATTTCCAAACGGGAGTGTGGGGGATGCTAGGGGGTGGGTCTGTAAGGGGTTTATAAGGGGTCTACCTATAAGGGGGTCTGGGGGTAACGTCGCTGCGACGCTTTGCTGTGTCGCTACGACGCTTTGCTGTGTCGCTACGACGCTCGGCTCCGCGTTTTCCTCTGTGTCGCTGCGACGCTCAGTGGAAATCTTGCCCTGCGCGTCGTTATACAGTTTCAGAAATTCTTCCTCGAGATTCGCGCCGAGCTTCTCGAGGTTGAGTTGTAATCCCGGCGTTCGCCTATAGCCGCGACTGATCTTCGTGAGGAGCTTCATCTCGGTAAACACTCCGATTATTCGTTGAACCGTTCGGCGCTTTATCTCCGTTCCGTGGACTATAAAATCGACCGACGGCCAGCCGTAGCCGTGAGAGTTTACTTGGTCAGCAATTAGAAATAGCACCCACTTCGCCGAGCTATTCCCCAGTTGTGTATTAAGCGCCGGTTTCATCAGTTCGAACGACACGGTACAACTCTCCCGATCGCGCCGCGCCGATAATCCGCGCGGCGAGTTAGTCGTCAAATTCTGGCTGGTTTCACTTCGCGTAATGCGCGAAAAAATACTTCAAATTCAACCGGCTAACCGGCTCAAGTTTGATCGGCGCGCTTTTGTGCTTCCTCGCCGTACTCGCGGAGCTCCTCGCCGATCTCGTCGCTATCTTCCGTATGAGCGACGAGCGCGCCAGCGTAGAACGCGTCGCGGAGTTGTTTGTACTGGTCTGAATCTCTTGCTGGTGTTTCCTCATACACTTCCCGAATATATTCCGCGAAAATTTTGGCGATTGGACGGTCCATTGTCGATCCCTCAACATCTCCATAGAAACACGATATCCCGCTGTTCAAGATCCGACGCGGCGTATTCCCTGCTCCCGCGAGGATTATCTGGGTGTGTATTCAGAAATACCGCTAGACGTTCCGCTGAAAGCATGTCTTTCTTCCCGAAATTAAGCGTCATTAATATGTGAGGACCATTTTCAAACTTAAACGCATTAGTGAACTGCTTTGGCGGCGGCCCCATTACGGTTACAAAACCTTCATCCGGATAAAACCGTTCGTGAATGTCGTCGTAAACCGGATCAGTTCCGACAAACATCCACCACTGGCGAGAGTCGATCATGGCTTCGACTTCCGGCGCATCTAAAAGCGTAACTACAGTTGAGCTTCTCTTCTTTGAACCTCTTGTCATAACGGTAAATACCTCTCGAGCGCGCGCCGCTGTTTCGCGAGATGTTCCAATCCTCCGGTCTCCTGCTTCGCTACGTCGCGCAGGATACAGATCCCGCTATCGAGTGCCTCGATCACTTCGGCGCGAGTCGCGCGACGGCCGCGGTAATACCACTCGACGCCGTGTGGCCGCCCCATGTGAATCAGCATCTTTCCTTCACCGGCCGGAAAGAGCTCGAATTCGCGCGTAATCCAAACGACGATAACGCCGGGATTCCTCGCGAGAGCGATCCCCGGTGACCCGGCGCGCAGCGTCGCGTTATTAAGCTCCGCGTCTTCGCGCCGGACCATATTCGGGTTACTCAGAAACGGGCAATTAATCGCGCTCCAGCGCGCGCAGACGACGTGCGATGGTGGTTCCGAGCTCGTCCTATTCACCCCGCACATCGGACCCGCCACGAAGGCGAAATTGGTTCCACGCGACCGGCCACAAACCCAACAGAGCTGATCGTGGATCGCGCGCTGATACTTCCGCCAGTCCATCGACCGGAATTCCGGCTTCCCGTTTACCCACTCGACGAACCACGGTACGACGTACCCGCGGTCATCAATCGGTAGGTGTAGCATCTGCGCCGGAACCGGCGCGGTTTTTAGTGGTACGTTTCCCGCTGACACGTTTGATCTCTCCTCTCTTTACTGCCGGCCGAAGCTCGACCCATTGGCGCGCCATATCGATGAGTGCGGCGCGGTCGATCGTTCGAAGCATTCGGAAATATCCGAGCAGCCTCAATTCTTGAACCGTATTTTTTGACAACGCTCTTCCTCCGTACTGAGCGCGATCCCGTTGCGTTGTCGGATTTGTTATGAACAAAAAGTGGGACCGATCGCAACGGGATCGCTCATCGCGCGCACCTCCCTCAGACGCGCGCAATTCGAGATGGTGTCTCGACGAGTTGAATCCGAATCCAATCATCTAAATCGGAGCGGCGATACCGTATCAGTTTTGATCCGGCCATAAAATACTTCGGACCCTTCCCCAGTCTTCGCCAAAGTCGGATGGTTGATATCTTTACTGCCAGATAATCCGCGGCTCCTCGAGTGTCTAAACAGGAGCCGTCTTTTACGACGATCGGTAACATAACGCTCCTTTAGCCGATAATTTTCGCTTCGGGAATCTTCGCCGCTAGATACTTCCAAATACTCTCGACGGTATCGAGCTTCCATTTATCATCGATCTCGAAAAGTGCGATCCGCGGCATCTGATCTTTCGCGCCTTTCATCCGGAGCAGAAATCGACTCTCGACCGGTGATACTTCGCGGAACGTGCGCCAGGGTATCAACGGGACACCTTCGACCGGAAGCGTAACCTGCGCTTTTGAAATCGTTCCGCTCGTCGCCGTGACTTGCTGCGACATACCGTCGTCGGCGATCGCGACGGCCGATCCCATCTCAATCGTCGAGCACAACCTTTGTACTTTGACCGCTTCCTCATTAAAATAAAAGCTCGATCGAAACTTGATTAGAAAATCTTCCGGCAGGAGATATTCGGCGAATTTGAAATATGTCTCCGGCGTATGCTCGGCGTCTACGTAAACGTGCCGATTGCCGAAGTCGTCCGCGGCGAGATCGATGATCTGAACTTGGAACGGTCCGACGATATTGACGATAACTTTCGCACGATCGAGCCCGTCGAGACTCGCTTGATATGCGCCGACTAGCGCGTTCAAGCTCGATGTTTGTAGGGTGGGTTTATCGAAGGTCGGATCTGGCTTTTGAATGTAATCGCCGATCGTCCCATCTGGTTTAACCGCGAACGGCGCGCCATTGTGTAGTTCTACGTAAAGCGGATTCTTCGGCGTCTGGATCTTCGCCAAGAATTCAAGAGCTTCTTTGATCATTGGTTACTTCTTGTCTGCGGAGCTCCGGCTCCGCGCCGCCTATTGCTGCTGGCTGGTCTGGCGAAACTCGATCGTGTTCGGAGCTTCCGCGGGTTTGGGAGGAGCCCATAGCGGCATCTGGCGCGGATCGGAGCCATAGGCCACGAGTCCGCCATCTTCCGCTTTCCCGAGAAAAACTTTCGAGCGATGCGTCTCGATCGGAGCGAGCTTCGAAGAGCATTTGAATTCCGTATCGATCGCGACGCGATCCGAATGGGGTTTCAGGACTAACTGGAGCGTGACCGCGCGCGGCGCGGTCGCCGGTGTATTGAGGTCCGCAATATTTGCTAGTACCTTGCGGAGCTCGAGCTCGAATCCATCGATCATCGCACCGTCATTGATGTTCTCGATCGATACAGTCGTAAGATCACCTGCGGTCTTCATGTCGGTTTCTGTCCTTCCGTTGCCTCGAATTTTTTATCAGCCCACCCTAAAGTTATTTGCGTCAAGGTACATAACCGGGCTGCACGTATCAACGCCTGTTCGTGACTGCACATTTCCCTGCTCATGATGTAACCGCAGAACGCCGCCATTAAAACAGTTATGCGCTCATCATCCGTAAGCCCGGTCATTGCGGTTTCCCCATGTATTGACCGGCTAATTCGGACGCAGCCCAGAACGCGAGCCCTGCGGCGACGAGATTGATACGCGGATACTCTCTCGCCACTCCGATCGCCGAGAGCGCGAAGCATACGAACGCGAATACCAGAAGTACGAACGAAACAGTTTTCATTTTTGATATTCCTCCTTCGATTGTGGCTGCGGTGGCGGCGCGGTCGTCGTGCATTTACATTCGGCGCGCGGAGCGTCTTTCCGCGTATTTATCGCGACGTGACACCCGGCGAGTAAGAGCACCGCGAGTAACGCCGTATAGCTGGCTTCCTTCTGAATCGTCATTTACGAAATCGTGTTCTTGGCTGGTATCGGTTGAGGTGGATTCGGCTTCGGCGGCCGCGGTTTCCGCGGCTTCGCTTTCGGCTTAGGCTTCGTCTGTGGCGCGACTCCCACGGCCAGCGCCAGCAGATACGCGAGGAATATGCGACGGCTGATCATTAAAATCGGGACTCCCACAACCGTCGAAAGTCTTCTAGTGTTTGGCTATCAGCAGGCAGCCGACTCGCTACTAACTTGTGCGCACTAGCGCGGCAGCCTGTTCCTTTGAAGTAAAAAAGAAAGATCGGTCGCGGCCAATCCCTGAATGGTTTATTACGCATTGCGAAAAGGACTTTAAGCGCGCTGGTTTCGTCATAGAGCGGAGCTTGGTCATTTGCCTTTACCCAGCATTTACGGTGACACCAAGAAAACAGCGGCTTGGTATTCAGACAGTCCGCTAGAACTAATTGAGTCGGCGCAGTTGCGGTAACGCAGCCGAAACCAACGTATATACAAAGTCGATCGGGCTCGATATCAGGGTCCATGCAAAACCTTTCTTTTTCGTAGGGGAAAAATCTGGGGCTAATCTTCCTGAGACGAGCCCCAAGGATTATTTGCCTTGGCCTTGGAGTTTTCCCCCCAAGTACCTATTCCTGTTGAAACCAAAAAACCAAACCTCTCTTCTTTGTGAATTGACTTCCGCTACGTACGCTCGATCGTTCATTGAATCGTGTTTCCCGGCCCATTAGCAGGCGGTGGCGGCGCTGCCGGCGCGGCGCTAGTGGTTCCACTCCACGGCGGCGACGGCGCGCTGTAGACGGTAGGACTCGCCTGATAGCTATTCGTCGCAACCCAGACGTAGGTCGTCGCATCCTGCATCGCAACGTCGGTGTCGGTCGCTACCCAAGTGGTGCCGCTAGTTCCCGGCGTAGCTATTACGTTTCCGCTGGGCAGTAGCGTCCATCCCGTCGGACCCGCGAACGCCGGGCACGATGTAGGGCTGGCGCAGACGTTACGGTACGCCTGAATTAAGCAGAGCTTCGTCGTCGTACAACTGGTGTTCGACCAGTTCAGCGTCGCCGTATGCCCCCCGGCGCGCGGGGCGCGCGGGTCTCGGGTTTGGACTCGACCCTGCTTCGAGTGGCTGTAGTAAACCGGAGCTTGGTTGGATGGGGCCGACGGTGGCGCCTGACCATAACTAGCGATCGCTATGAGAGCGATTATAAGCATCCTCATTTTTCACCTCAATCATTGAAACGGTATTCCCGGCTCCGACGGTCGGAGCTCCGAGCGCACCTGGCGTTAGTCCGATCCACACCGGAGACGGGTCACTGTACGCGGGACAGGTATTTGCCCAGCAGAGCGTCGAAACCCACGCGTACGCCGTTCCGTCGGCGAGCGCGGGATCGGCGTCGATCAGTTGCCATGTAGTCCCGTTCGCGTCGGTATTCCAGATCGGAATCTGAACGTTCGCTAGTTGCGTATACGCGCCGGGATTTGTTTTGAAATCCGGACACGAGACTGAGCTCGCGCACGTCGCGCGGTAAAGCTGAATCCAGCAACCTTGCGAGAGCGTACACGCGGACGACGTGTAATTGAGCGTCGCCTGATGCGCCGGAGCCGACGTGGGAACCGTTACAAAAACTGTGTTAGTCGGCGGGCTCACCGCACCGGTCGTGTCCTGTTGCCACGAAACCGTCTCGTAATAGTTCCAAGTGGATCCGTCAGTGAGACCCGGATCGTTGTCTTTGAACGTCCACGCCGTACCGGTCGAATCGACCGCGGCGCTGCCGGCCGATTGAAGCTGAACCCACCCGCCCGTACTCCCGCGCGCTCTCCATACCTGAAGGTTACAGAGGCAGTTCGTAAACGCCGTCTGGTTATATGGCGGATTTTGACATGACGTGTCGGCTTTACAAGCGGCACTCTTCGACGTCAGCGTTACCTGATGCGCGGTCGCGCGCGGCGCGGTCGCCGTCTTAACGTGATGGCGGAGCCCGCAGCCGGTTAATAGAAGTGCGACAACTAGAGCGTATTGCTTTTTCATTCTTCCCCCATCGGTACGGCTTTTCGCGGCTCATTCTGCGGCCAAGCCCTCGTCTGGTTGCACATCGGAAGACCGGAATCCTGATGAATCCACCCGATAACAAGACGCCAATAAATCACCTTGCCGCACGACTCGCAAAGTACAACTGAATCTCGATCTCTAGACATTTACGCCACTTTCTTTTTTGGTTTCCGATTCCCACGTTTGATTAACAGATGAATGTCCGCGGAACTGACGCGCTTCGGCCGCGCGGCGCGAATCCGTTCATCCTTATCCTTCCCGGCGAGAACGATACAGGCGCGCGCATTACATACGCCGTCTTCCTCATTGACGGTGCAATCCTCGCCGTTCTCGAGACGACAAGGATTCTCGTCCGAGCAATCGCAGTAACGGCAGTGGCGATGCGATCGCGTCATCCTGTAATCCTCTTGGAGCTTTTTAGTTGGAGATCGATCGTCTGCTCGTCGGTACAAAAATTCACACAAGCCGCGATTCTCGTCGCGACGCCTCTCGAGGTCATATATGGTCCGAACACTTCCGCGCGGACGAACCCGGCGCTATCGACGAGGAGCTCGTGACCGAAGTGAGCCGCATCGCCGGGAACTACTAGCCATGGTTCACCGAAAGCGGAGCGCGATCGATTCCCGGCGATCGCGCCGCTTTTCGCATTGGTCGCTGACTGCTCCCTTCTTTGTGGTTTGTGTTTCGGAAACGAATCGAGGATTACCGTATCGATGAGCGCGCGTACATGAGCGACGGGGCATTTCGGATCGTGTTGCATTAAAGCTCCGATCTCTGCCCTACCGCCGCAACCGGCGCAGTGAAACTCGCCGCCCTCGACCGATAACATGTGTCTCACGAGATCGGATGCGGCGAAGAGGAGTTGCTGTATCAGATCCCGGCGCGCATCGTTCGCATAGCTCTCCTCGAGTCGCGCGAAGAGCTCCTCGCGAGAGATCAGATGACCGCCGTCGCCGTGAATCGGACACTCTCCATTCGCCGAACAACCGGCGACGCAGAGACAGCGTATGCGCTCTCCGGCAAACGATCCGTCTTGAGCGCAGCCCTCGACAATCTCCAGAGCTTTCGGCCGATTCGCTTCATCGATATACGAGACCGTTCCCACGCCGGGAAGATCGAGCTTCTTGATCGGTTCCATTTCGCATTCTCCAGACGCAAAAATAGGCAAACCTTTGAACTTCAGATTTGCCCGATTTGCTAAACGGTTATAAAGTCACGTAGATAGGTGATTGGTTTATATCTGGGACCGAATACGAGCGGTCCGTACTATGAACCAATCCCGACATAGCGATTTCGTCGTCTCCCGCTATTAAATCGCTGGATTCTTCCGTCGCGCCGGTGAGGTTCAACCGGAATCCCTTCACCTTTACAATCGTCTCGTGGTACTTCTTTCCGGCATATCCGGCCGCTTGGAAAATCGGCGCGATCGCGGAGAGTAGAGCGCGCTTCCGCGCCGGTTTGTACGTCTTCCACATCTTGAACTGGCGCGCGAGCGGCTTCCACATTTCCGGCGAAATCTTATCCAGATTCGGCCGGATTTTTCCGAGCGCAATTTGCGACGCGCGGAGCTCCGTCTCGAGCTCCGAATTCATCCGATCGAACTTCACGATATCGATCTTGCCGCGGATATACAAATCCTGATTACGCTCAAGACTCCGCCGCGCTTCCTCGATTTCGAGGTTTAGCCGCTCGACCTGAACCGCGGCATCATCCTCCGACTCGTCAGCTTGAGCCGCGACCAGATCGACGAGGAATTTCGGATTCGCGAACCGCTGAACGATCAGATCATCGAGAACCGGCTCGAGCATTTCGCGGCGCATCCGGCGAGTCTTGCAAGTCCCGTTCTTAATCTTCCAAGTCCCGTTCGGCTTCCGCGCTCCGTGCGCCGCCTGACAGACGTAATACTCGGCGAAAAAATTCTGCGGCTTATTCGAATACGAAACCGTGATGAGCCGCTCGCCGCATTCGGCGCAGCGAAGAAAGCCGCGATATAAAAATGGATCTTTGTCCGGCGTCTGGCGAAACCTAACCGCCATCGAACGTTTCAGCGTGAGGAGTTTTTGCGCCTGTCTGAAAACCGCTTCGGTAATCGGTGGCTCCTCCTCGAGCATCTTGATCCGAATTCGCTCGCCGACCGGGATCGCTTTCCGCTTCTGGTACCGAATCGTTCCATCCTCCCGGTAGACCGTTCCATCTTGCCGTACTTTTTTCTTCGGCTCGTGATACCCGGTATAGATCGGATTCGTCAGAACATCCTTAACGCTCGTGTACCGAATACCCGTCTCCTTGCTCAGAACCGAGAATGAAGTCTGACCGGAGATAAACATCTCGAAAAGCCGCTTCACCCGGCCGATCGTTTTCGGATCGATCCGGAGCACGTTCCGGTTTCCCTCCCGTACCACCTTCAGGCCGATCGAAACCGTATTACGCCCGCAGTGCCATTCGCCGCGGTCGCGCTTTGCATTCTTTCCGCCGACGAGACGCTCGCGAATAATCGACCGCTCGTAACCGGCGAATCCGAATTTCATAAACGCGAAGAGCTTCCCCGACGGCGTCGAGAAATCGATCACCGTATCGAGGAGATAGAGTCTCACCTGATTTTTTTCGATCTCCTCGAGAATCTTCAGATCGCCGAACGCGTCAGGACGCATCAGCCGCGATTCCTCTTTCATCACGATCCCTTTACAGGTACCGGTCCGAATGAGTTTCAGGAGCTCTTGCATCTTCGGGGATTTCTGAACCGCCGCGCCGCTGATCGCGTCGAGTTGATAAGACCACCGTACGTCGAGATCGTGAGTCTTCGCGATCCGCTTACAGGCGTCTCGTTGTGCGAGGAGCCCTGCTTTATCTTCTGCTGTCTGGGCAACCGTCGATACCCGGATTAGTTCCGCGACGGCGTCACGCTCTTGCTGCTGGCTGGTTTTCGTTTTCATCAAGTCTTTCCTCTCGTACGGGTGGTTTTTTCACGCCGAAGTATTCACGCATTTCCTCGAGAGCTTTTTCGTCATTGCCTTTTTCGAGGTCTTGTTTTATTGCGTTCAATTCCATTGCGTCTTCTTCGGCATTCTCGAGAGCGGCTTTCGCAACTCCCAGTAGTGTCCCTTTTTCCGCTTTCTTCATCAGATCCTCGTCTCTCGGTAAGCGGTTGAAGGTGGAAAATGTTACGTACAAGCCTATCCTAATGGCCCGTACTTTTCCATCACACCCATAAGCGGTTTACTGTCTAGTAAACCCGGCTAGTTGCAAGGCCCGGAATTGTCGATCTTTTTAGGCTCCGAATTTTGGATCTTCTAGGCTTTTTTAAAACGTCTATGGGAACTGAGAGCAAAAATTTTGGTTCGAATTCATCTGATTTGATTCACAATGTAATCCTTGTGAATTGCGCATTACGATACCGCCGATATACTCTCTGTGTCAATTCGATTAATTCCCCAAAAAAGCGATTCTCCTCCGTGCAATTCCGTGTACGTACCATAGCAATCGAAGAGCAATACGCGGGCTCCTGATCGACCGGGATCGGTCCGGAAATCGCCTTAAATCGTTTCCCGCCCAACCATGACGAGAGGAACAAGAGAGTGAGACGAAAACACGATGACTCATACCAGCCAGGCTCAGTTGAAGTTGGTCTCGCCTACATCCACGGGAGACTCGAAGCCCAAATCGAAATTTTTGCCACCGCCCTCGGTGTACCTACGATCGAGCTTGCCGAGAGGATGGGCTCATTACTTTCATCCCCGGCGCGCGGGACGGTACTGGGGTCTCTCGATCCGCTGCCCAACGTGCGATGCCGCTCCTCCGCCGACGATCCCGTATCACGGCCGCTGGCGCTGGCTAGCGGCTCACATGGCGGCGCCACACGGAAAGCCAAACCTCAGATCGATCGTGGAGTAAAAAAGAAAAGACCGACGGCGCAGAGTGGACGTGGATGGCCTTCCGATCCCCAAGAAAGAAAGCTGGAGATGCATCGTCGTCAACTCATCTCGCTCTCAACCGGTAAACGGATGGGACGCCCATACAAACCACCATCGCCGAAAGAGATCAGGGATGCAAAGCGCGAGCTCCGCGCGCTTGCTATTTCTCCCCGTTCGAAGCCTGCGAAGATTCACACCCCGGAACATACCGCGGAGCCAGCCGCTTGACAAAAATGTATGAACGCGTCGAGATCGAGACGAGTATTTTCGGTCGCTTCATTATCGTGCTAGCCGCCGATCGCGCGCGCGCTTGGAGTGGCGCGCGCTTCGTCGGACACGACCGCGGAATACCAACCGGCCTTATTCAGATAGCCAACTTTAACGATTACGACAGCGCAATGTCCTACGCGCTCGAGTGTGGATTCGAGGTCATCTTAACGAAATGAACCCGAGACGATTCACGAATGATGAAGTGCTCCGTATCGTCAATGGGCTAACGCCGCTGATGATGGTTGCGCTTCAGAGCATAGTTATCGAGTATGCCGTCACCGCGAGAGAAAGTATTTTGCAGGATGGCCCTCTTCGGTGGGTAGATATCAGGACTGACGAGGAGATCACGATTGACGATGTACTAACGTTTGTTGGAAACGTGTAAACGAATATGACCATCTGCATTCGATCCGTCGATAATCTTCCCGCTCCGCTCGTATGTCCAGAGTGTGGCTTCCCGTCAAAAAATGCGCTCGTCGCTTCAGGTTTACATCCGAGCGCGAAGAGCGGCTTCACTATCTGCCCGAAGTGCGGAGCGATTCATCGCTTCACCGAGACCGAGCTCCGACTCGCCACCGATGAAGATATTCTCCAACTCGGAAAGCGTAATCCGGAAGGATTAGCGGCGCTGCTCGCCGCTTCGAAAGCGGTCGCCGAGCTTCGTCGAAAACGCGCCGAAGAGCGCCACGAAAATAACTAACGCGAAAAATCGTCGCGCGTCTGTCCAGCAGAATATTTTCGCGCTGATCGAAAAGAGATAGAGACGCGAAACGCGCAAAACACCTATGGATAAAGGCGATTTCGAAATCACGCAAATTAAAATAGAGACAGAAAGGGAAAACGAAATGTCCGACGAAAATACGATTTCGAAATACGATCGACTCCGCGGAGGTCTCGCCGATGTTGCCATGTTCACCAAGCCGTCAACGATTCAGAATGTCGAATCTTTAACCGGAAAGTCGGAGACGTTTATCGTTCAGACTTGCCGATTCGAGGACAAAGGTGGAGACTTCATCTTTGTTCAGTGTGTTGACGAGACCGGCGTAATGCGGCTCGCGCTTCCGCCGAAAGTTTCGAACGCGATCGCCGCTCAACGTGATAGCTTGACCGCGCGGCGTCGATCCCAGTCAGCGCGCCGGATCGCTCAGGAGCGGAAGGATCGCGGCGAGCCACCAGCGTTTATGAAAAAGCGAGCCTAGAGATTCCGGCAAATTCAAAGCGCGGGAGTACGGGTATGGGCTCACCGTCGAAGGACTCCCGCGCTGCCGGAAAAATTGAAACGGAGGAAACCTGATTGCTCTGTCCTTATTGTACTGAATCGATCGAAAGCGGCGACGCGATTATGACGATGAATGACGGCCGGGTAACGATGCACCGCGAGTGCGGGCTCCGCGGCGTGATCGGATCGGTCGCTCATATCGAGCGGCGCTGTTCCTGCTACGTTCGCGGCTCCTCGGAATCTGATCCGGCCGGGATGACCCAGCGCGAAGCCGCGCGCGCCGCTCTCGCCGCTTGGACTGCATTACAGCCTTTTCTCGGAAAGAGAGGATCATGTCGCCGCGCTATCTAATCTCGTTGAAGCCAAGATCATCTCGCGGCCGCTTCCGTCTTTTCCTTGAAACGTATCGAGCCGCTGATGAACTTTCGCTACGACTATCGACTGATCGCAAAAGAGCGCGGCTTTTCAAAGAATGGGAAGACGTGCTCTGGACTATGTATCACTTGATATCATTCGGCCTAAACGCTCGAATAGAACGCGTGAGGAATCGTAAATGAATTACCGCATCTCTGATCTCGGCGCATCGATCACCTGTCTTCTCTGCGGCCGAACGTCTTGGAATCCGAACGACGTTCGCGAAAAGTATTGCAGCGGGTGCCATAAATATCTGGAGCCTGAGACTCAAGATTTTTTCGACGACTTCGAGCGTCGCGTAATCCCGGCTATGAAAGGGTCATCAATCTGTATCGCGCTTCACGGCGAAAAGATCGACGCGAAAATGTGTCTCGAAATCGGCGCGGCCGTTCTCCTCGATAAACCGATCATCGTCGCCGTCTGCCGCGGCGCGACGGTCTCCCCGGTACTCCGGCGAATCGCGAGCGAGATCATCGAATATGACACCGGTCCCGAAGCCGAGACGCGGCTCCACGCCGCGGTCGATCGGGTACTCCGGAAGAAGTAGAATCCCGCTATGCGCCGCAAGCGTGGCTCCGACACGCCAAGGCAAGTGAACTGACTCCCTCTGCCCTATTCCGGAGCGAATAGCCCGTTCTGAAGGTGGCGGGTTTGCGGCGCATTCCCAAGCCCTACCCCACGTGGCCCTCGCTGGCAACGCCGCCACGAGCCCCGTAGCACCCGCCACGACAGGATTAGAGAGCCGGTCTCAAGACCCGGCGACCGGCTCCGGCCCGGATCGCCGGGGTTACTTTTGGACCCAAATCTGACCCGATTGGCTAGACGATTGTGGCCGGTAAACCCGGTACGCTCGAAAGCGTACGGCCGAAAGGGAAAACCAAATGAAACAAAAAGTAACAGCGAAGACACTCGCGGAGACGCTCGCGGCGAAATGCCGTTGGTTCCTGCTCTGCCCGAATAAAGCGACAACGGTAGTTCATCATCCGACGCTCGGCGACGTTCCGACCTGTGCCCGCTGCGCGGAGCGAGTCGCGAATTCGTACCGCTAAAACTTCGATCGAATAAAAAAGCGCCCGTCGCCTCATCAGCGACGGGCATTTTCTTTCACCCCAATAAACGCGGGTTACTTCGTTTCGTCTTTCCCGGTATCTTTCCCGGCTTTCTTGCCATTCTTCCGGATCGGCTGCGGCGTACTCCCTGACTCGAAATCGATCTCGCCGCCTGACGCTTCCCCTGCGATCACGTTGATATCGCAAGTCGCCGTAATCGTCTGCATACCCGAGCCTAGATCGGCGTCGGCCGTCGCTTGAATCTGTACGGGTCCGATCGGCCCGTTCGACCGCACTGTAGCCGAGAGAGCTTTCGGATCATCGACGGCGACATCGACGCTCGCCGTTTGGTTGTCGCTGGATTGCCATTCAGTCGGCCCATCCACTTTTGCATCGTTACCGTACGTATCGGTCCATTTGACGGAGAGCCGCGCGGCTGTTCCGGCTTGCATCGTATTCATAAGGTTTTCTCCTTCGGTGATGAATTCGCCTTGTTTAAAAGTGAAAATCGCGCGGTACTCGGGAACGCCTGAATCGAGCTTGATAAACCCGAGAACCAATGGATTCGTAAAAGTAAGTTGGTGATCGATATGGATCGTCGTCTGGTGTTTCTCTTCCGCCTTCCGCTTTTTTGTTTGCTGCTTCGCGCGCGGCTGTTTCACGATTCCCTCCCTTAGAACAGTCGGCCGGTTTCTGTCGCCGTCAGATTTGAAATTTTCGTGATCGTATTCCGCTTGCCTTCCGGATCGCGCCGGATGATGTATTTATGTCGGCCGCTCGGCTTCCAGATCATTACGTTCGGTCCGTCGTTCTTTAGCGCGCTTCCTTCCGGATCGCCGCCGATCAGATCGACGAGATAGTGATATTGATCGCCGCTAATCCGGCGTTCGTTCGCGGGCATCCATTCCTGTACACGCGAAAAGATGGAATCGATCAAATCAAATGCTGTCATTTATGCCACGCTGATCTCATAAATCCGGAGTGTTAAATTCGCTTGCGCCGGAAGCGTTGATCCGGTGCCCGATGCGTATACCTGAATATTCGCGAGGTTCGTTCCGCTCGGGACCGTGAGCGTATAGGTCGTCATCGCCGCACCTGTGCCGGTCGATATAAGAGTTGTAAAAGTCGTACCACCGTCAAGACTCACGGCGATGGTTTGGTTACATCCCGCACCGGCTCCGGCTCCTCCGGCGAGAATCTCGGCTTGAACCGAGAGCGTCGCCGCGGCGCTTAGGACCGTCGATGGAAATCCCGCATACGTAATCGTCGAGCCGAAAGCGTGGTCGATCGGATTCCCGGTACTACCGGTGCCGAACGCCGGAACCTCCGCCCACGTCGTCGGATTCGAGTCGTATGCTTTCTCCGGAGTAGTAACGCCGACGCTGCCGCTTGCGATCGTATACGAGCTCGGCCGGTTCGTTGGCCCACTGAGCGCGCTCGGCGTAACGATATCGCCGATCAAGTAGTATCCGAGTTTGCCGACGAAATCCGCGGTGTCCGATGTTGCGATCGGAGTGATGGCGCCGCCCGCGAAAGTCGGATCGATGTAATAGACGTAATAATGCTGCGCGCAATTCAGACCGGTGATCGTGTAAGGTCCGCTCGGAAGACACGGCGCGGTAACCGCATGTACTTGAGCGGTAAACGGCCATACGATAATATTCGCCGTTCCGCCCGCAACCGCAACCGCCGTCAGCGTTCCCGGTGGCGCGACCGGATTTCCGGTCGAAGAGATCGAGAGCGTGATGCTGATCGTGACTCCCAAGTCCTGAACCCAGACTGAAGTCTGACCGTTCGGCCGAACACTCCGAATCTGAAAATCGTACATCTGTCCGGCGACGACGCTGCCGACGTATTGCTCGAAGAGCGCCACGTCAACGGTGCCGGCCGCGAGCCACGTCGAGGAGCTCGTGAGCTTGTACTGAATTTGAATTCCGGTCACCGAAATATCGAGCGGCGCATTCCACTCGAGCAGAGCGCGCGGTATTACTACACCGTCAGCGCCGACGACCGCAGTTCCCGCCGAGCTCGTCACGGTGAAGAGCGTCGGCGGCGCTGGCGTCGCCGGAATCTGCGCGGCCGGATCGGGAACGTCATACGGAGAAAGCTCCTCGCCGATCGACCACTCGTACACGAGAGAATCCGTCTCGATCACGCCCACGCGAACATAGAGCCGGATCGCGTTCCCTTCGCCGCTCTGATCTTCCTCCGCGACGAATTGAACCGAAGTTACCTCGAGCGTCTTCAGCGTCCATTCCATCGCGGGCCAATCGAACGCGAGCACGTCGATCGGCTGCATTTGGAACGCGCCGAGCTTTAGCGGGAACGATCCCGAGCCCTGATATCGGTTCCGCATCAGTTCGATTTTTGCGAGCCGTTGCGCTTGCGCGATCGAGATCACTCCGCGGAGCGCGATCTCTTTCGGCAGTTGGATTCCTCCGTCTTCTGCGAGGAATTCGTCGGCCGCGTAACCGTGGAGACGATCCGCGGCGTACTGCGGAAAATTCGTCGGCTGCCACGCGAACGGCCAGATGTTATCACGCGTCCCGTAGTACCAGCCGTTAGAGTCATACAAATTCCCGGCGACGTTGTACGGATAGTTCGGCGCGATATAGGTTCCGCTCACTCGATTAAATAAATCTTTGAAGCTCCGCTTCGGCGTCCACGTCGGCGTCGCGATCAGCGCCGATTGATCGAAGCTGAACGATGCGCCTTGCCAGTACGCGGGCCAGATGAACCACTCGCCGCCGATCCGACTCAGGCGACCGGCCGCGCTCGGCATCATCATCAGAAGCGCGTCGCCGGGACTGATCGAAGTATCGTAGTGGATCGATTGGCTGTATCGTTTTTCGGCTGGCTGCGCGTCGAGCGCGACGAGCTCGTCACAGACGTTCGCCGCGGCGATGAGTTGGGCCTGGTTCACCGAGTCGTCGCCGAGCCCGACGTTTATATCCGTCAGAACGTCCGCGACCTGCAGCGCCCAATTCGTCGAGAATCCCAATTTTCCGGACCGCGGATCGAAGATCGTATTTTTTCCGTTGATCGTAAATTTGATCTCCGGAAGCGATGGAAAGAGTCCGGTATCGTAACCAACGTTCAGGTAGATGTAGGCGATCCCGCCGAGCCGCGCCGTCGTCGGCCAAACAGAATCGTTCGTGCGCAGCGACGCCATGTAATCGCCCGCGGGCTGATCCCCGAAGCGTACGTCACAGAAAACTTTCCCGCTGAAGTTGTAATGCTCGCCGCTCGGCCCCTGCCCGTACCCGGTTCCGTAACCCGGCTTGCTTGGGTCTTGTTCGTCGGCCGCTCCGACGCCACCGAACGTGTATGCGCCTTGAATCTCCGCGGTGGGGGTGGAAGTATACGCGGAGCCTCCCGCGGTCACCGTGACACTCCAAACAGGCGCGGCGACGGTTCCGGAGTTATGCGCGTAACCGGCCGCGCCGCTTCCCCCACCTCCGCGGAAAACGACCCGGTAACGCGTCGGCTTGACCGGCGAAAAGCCGGAGCCACCGCTCGCCGTAACGCCGGTCACGGATCCACCCGAGACGGAGACGGTCGTCGTCGGAGGCGTCGCGACGGAGCCGCAACCGATATTCGCGAAATTCCCGTCTTGCTTGAAAAATACTTGTCGGCCGTCGAGGAAGACATTTACGAAAGCGTCGATCTCATGCGTCGCGACCGCGATCACGAAGTTATAGACGTAGTGGCCGCCCGCGCCGCCCGCGCCGGTCGTCGATTGATAAAGGATCACGCCGCCGACGCGCTGCGTTCCGTAGATGATTTGCCGCAGGCCCGCGGCCATCCGGGTCGTGATGTTCTGGCCGCGCTGTGACGTAAGAGCTTCGGCGATCGCTCCGGCTTCCATCGCCACGCCGCCCGCGGCGAGCGAGAACATCAGATTAAGCAGCAGCGGCGTGCCGAGAACGTTTAAGCCGGGAACGAACGCCAGTACCGCGGCTCCGGCCAGTAACGCGGCTCCGGCGATTGCTTTAGACATGCCATGCCCTATCGATGAGAGTAATCGGAAAACGCTGGAGCCCGCTATCGCCGGGTGCGACGATATCGCGGCCGTTTAAATGGATCAGACCGCAGATCAGTCTTCCTTCGTTATTGAACGTCGCTATATCGCCGCGCTGCGCGAAGAGCGGTTGATGCCATTCGAGAATCGAATATTTCGCGGCGCAGAATGCGATCGCGTCGGCGATCGTCTTTCCCTTCGCGATCGTCTTGATAGCTTTCATCGCGCTCGCTTGGTCGTCGTACTTTCCACGAAAGTCGGCGGCGATATCGACGCCGGTTATCGCCTCGATCCCGTCGGCGACGAACAGCGCGCAATCGTTCTCTCCCCACTTGTACGGAGTAAACGCGCGCGATATTAGAAAGCGGTCGTAACTCCGCGTTGCCCAGTGCTCGAGTCGTTCCACGCGTTAGCTCCATTTCAGTGCGATATCGTTCATTAGCTCGACCCAGTTCATCCCGGTATCGCCGGGATAATAGAGATTTTGATCGGCCGCGGTATAACGCCGCATTGATGCGCGCTGAAGATTCGCGAGCTTGTTCTCGAGCTTCAGTGTGATCGCCATCTCTTCCGTGCCGACGTTCAGAACCGGCTGATCGACCGTCCCGAAAAAAAGTTGATACGGCGTCCCGAGCAACGTCGCGTGTTCATCGAAAAGAGCGAGCCAGATACGCGCAGGCGCGCCGATCTGAATATCCGTCAGGCATTCGGAGAGCAGCGCCGGGTCGATCCCGCTCAGAGTGACGGAGGTTCCGTCTGCTCTCACTTCGACGCCTTCCGAGATCGTTCCGAGTCTTCCGAACGATCCGACGCCGCGAAACGTGGCTCCCTCAAAGATAAGATCGCCGACGCCGGTCCAGATATATTCGGCCGCGGAGCGAAACGTGATCGCGGCCATGAATGCCGGCCGGATCACGTTCGACTCTAGCGACGCGAGCATCGGCGCGGAGATATCGCGTGCCATTCAACGAACCTCGATCGCGGAAAAGCTAATTTGCGTTAACTGCTTCGGCGACGCGTGCCACTGTCGCTTATTGCTCGAGAGCCGGAAGACGCCGAACGTATTCACGAAATTGATCGCCGTTCCGTCGGAAAGCGTATCGCGGAGCGACGGCCAAATCGAGATCGAAGCATTTCCGGAACCGTCGGCGTTTACGTCGGCCGTTACCTGATAAAGCCGGTTGAGAATTCCTAGATAATCGCCGGGCAGCAAGAGCCGGTAAACGTTCGGCGACCAGCCGCGCGTCGCGAGCGTATTCGTCGTTACTTGGTTCGTTCCGCTGACGACCGGCGCGCCGCTCACTTCTCCGGATGGAAGTTTGCCGAGCGGATCGCCGAGCAGGAAGCAACCGGACATGCCTTTGAGCTCGGCGAGAAAAGCGAGCCATGGCATCGCGGTTACTCGGCGCATCGGCGGGAGCTCTACCGTTACGCTCCAGCGATCGGCTCCCGGCCATATCTGATATTGATTCTGCGACGGAACGTACGGCGACTCGACGACCGCGACAGTATCCTGCAGCCCGAACGTGATCGATGCCGGCGCTGGCGTCGTCGGCATAGAGACAGGCGTATACGAAAGACCGCCGAGCGTGATCGGAGCGAGTAAAGTCACCTGTTTTTCCTCAGGAGGTTCAGCGGTAAACTACGCAGGTTCGTTGGGAGGAATATCGATATGGATTCACGCGAACTTGCGAACGCGCTCCGAGACGATCTCTGCGCCGTCTTCGATAAGTACGGTCTTCATACTCTCTGGGCCACTTGGATATTTAGCGGCGATGCGGAAGGCAGCGAAGAGCTCGCCGGAATCGGCGGCCAATATCACTGGGGTTGCGATTTCTGTATAGGAAAAGCGATCACGGCCGGAATTCAACATCTGTCGCCACTTCATAAACTCGGCTTAATGAGTACCGTCAACGCCGCAAAGAAGGGATTCTTCGAGAGCGAAATTATCGACGACGATCGCGCCGAGCCGGAGCCCGCGCC